ATCAGCGACAATAACGACGACAACCCCGGAAGTAATAGCAACCGGGAGCGCGTGGAAAGAGAGCCAGCAAAAGACAGAGGTAGTCAAATGAAGAAAACGGAACTCTCGATGATGGCAAACGACGCCATGAGAGAGGTTATGAGAGCAAGAAACGCAATGCTCGACAGCAGGACACTCTCAGACCACAAGAGAGCCAAAGAGACCTACCACGACAGCCTGAAAATCTTCTACACCGTAATAACCACAGAGCTAGACGACAGGCAGGAATAACAGCAGCCTTGACAGGCTGGAAGGGGTGGAGCAGTATGACCCAACAACCGGTCACACCGCTTCACCCCTTATCAATAACCCCGAGGCAAGAATGAGCATTCAAAGAGGGAACCTACCGCGGATCGACTCGAGCCGATTCAGCATGGTCCCACGAGCGGACATACCACGCTCAACATTCGTAACCACTCACGCCGTCAAAACGACGTTCGACGCCAGCTACCTCATCCCGTTCCACGTAGACGAGGTACTACCGGGAGACACACACCAGGGCACAGTAACAATATTCGCCAGACTGGCGACACCGCTATTCCCAATCATGGACAGTATGACCATGGAAACATTCTTCTTCTTCGTTCCGGCCAGATTACTCTGGACGAACTTCAAGAAGATGATGGGAGAGCGGACAAACCCTAACGACAGCATCAGCTACACAATACCCTCCCTGTACTCACCGAACGGCGGATTCGCAGTAAACAGCATCTACGACTACATGGCCCTGCCTACGCAAGGCCAGCTAGACGCCAACCAATCAGTTACGGTCAACTCACTACCGCTCCGAGCATACAACTTCATCTGGAACGAATGGTTCCGAGACCAGAACCTACAGACAACGCTACCGCAGAACACCGCGGACAGCGGCGACAGCATAACAGACTTCGCAATCAGAAAAAGAAACAAGAAGCCCGACTACTTCACCAGCGCCCTACCGTGGCCGCTAAAAGGAGGCGTCGACGTCGGACTACCAATCGGAGGCTTCGCCCCTGTAATAGGAATCGCCCTACCAGGAGCGATCACACCAACAGTCGGCAATCCGCCCAACTCGAAGGAAACCGGCGGTGGCTTCGCCAACAACTGGTCAGGACACGCCAGCGGAAACAACCTCTGGTTCAAAACCGAAAACGCCCCGGGCTATGGACCCCAGATTTACGCCGATCTCACATCGGCCACAGGAGCAACCATCAATGCACTTCGGCTCGCGGTTCAAACGCAGCGCCTGCTCGAAAGGGACGCAAGATCAGGCACCAGGTACACGGAGCTCCTTAGAGCTCACTTCGGAGTTACCCCCGAAGACAGCCGACTACAGCGGCCAGAATACATCGGCGGAGGGAAAGCCGACATCCAGACACAAGCAATTCCCCAAACATCAGCAACAGGACTCACCGGAGGCACTAGCCCACTGGGAGCACTTGGAGCGGCTGCAACAGCAACGGATCAACACAACTACAGCTATAGCGCCACCGAGCATGGATACATTATCGGACTAGTCCACGCCACGGCGGAGATAACCTACCAGCAGGGACTTCACCGCATGTGGACCAGACAGACCCGGTACGACTTCTATTGGCCCGTATTCGCCAACCTGGGCGAACAGGCCATAAGGAACGACGAGATATACGCGACCGGAAACGACGCAACAGACCAAGCCGTATTCGGCTATCAAGAGAGGTGGGCGGAGTACCGCCACAGGCCCTCACGCGTCACAGGACTGTTCAGGAGCACCAGCGCAGGCACAATCGACCCCTGGCACCTCAGCCAGCGCTTCAGCGGCGCACCAGCACTCAACGACGCCTTCATCCAGGACAACCCGCCACTGGCTCGAGCACTCGCAGCAGGCACGCAGGCAAACGGGCTACAAATCCTGTTTGACAGCGTATTCAAGATCAAGACGACCAGGGCGATGCCCATGTTCAGCGTCCCGGGCATGATGGACAGGCTCTAAAAATGCCGCTACCCCTAATCGGACTAGGAGCAGCGGCGGTAGGAGGAGCCCTAGGGTTCCTAGGCGGCGAGCGAGCCAACGCAGCAAACGCCAGGCAAGCCGCTATGCAGAGGGACTTCCAGGCGAACCAGAGCGCGACGAGCTATCAGAGAGCGGTGGACGATATGAAGAAGGCAGGACTGAATCCTGCTCTTGCATATCAGCAAGGAGGCGCTTCGACACCCACAGGAGCGAGCGCACAAATAACAGATTCAATTGCCGGCGGAAGAAACGGCGCAGCAGGGGCGGCGGCGTCATACCAGGCTATTCAGCAGACGGAAGCACAGACACAACAGACGCGGGCACAGACCGACCTGACGCAAGCAGAAGCAACCCAGCTACGCATAGAAAGTGCAGACAGATTGCGAGAGCTACAAGCGCGGAGCGGCCAGCAGGAGACGAATGCGAGCGTTGCTCGCAATATGTTCCCGTTCGATGTTGCACTGAAAGCCTCCCAAGAGAAGGAAAGTAACACGCGCAGCGAACTAAACATGCAAAACTGGAAATTCCAAGACCAGACATTCGCCCAACGAATGGAACTACTGGAACGCGAAATCGACAGTCAGATAGCCAACGCCAGGGAAAGCGGAAGCAGAACGATAATGAACCAGTACCAGACGCCCGAAATGCGGAACAGGGCAGCTACGCAGAACGGTTGGTGGAAGAAGAAGGTTGCGCCGTACCTAAACGACGCCAAAGCAGTTACCCGTATCGTACCCGTACCCGGAACCAACTAATGAAAAAAATGAAATTCGGCTGGCGCCACCAGTACGACGAAGTAGCCGACAAAGAGGAGCGCGAGGAGACCGACGTATACACGCTCGAGCCGAGCAAGACGCAACAACAGTTTAGGGATGACGTAAACCTAAACACGATCGTGAAGCGGTTCGGAATTACCGATGGCGCGATACCACCAGGAGCAACGGACCCGCGATACTTCGGAGACTTCAGCGACGCGGTAGACTTCCGCGACAGCCTGGACAAGACCAAAGAAGCGATCGACCGCTTCAACGCCCTACCCGCAGAAATCCGAAGGCAGTTTGACAACAACCCGATATACCTGCATGACTGGATAATGAACGAAGGCAACGCAGAAGAAGCAGTCAAGCTAGGACTGCTAAAAAAAAGGGAGCCGGTAGCACCGGCCCCCATAACGGTGCCGGCAACGCCGACCCCGTAAAAAGGCGACACACAAGGTGTCACCTAGCACATATATATCAAGTAAGTATATGTGCGAAAACCCTCACAAGAGGACCTAACCGATGAGACGGCAAGGAGTTAACAAGCGATCAAGCGCCAACCGCTTCAACCGAAGCGAGAAAAAGAGCCACAGCTACAATAGCAAGATCATGCGGGGCGGGTGGAGACTCTAAAACATGGGATGCTACCATCCCATACCCGCATACCAGAAGGGGTCAGAGCCAGTCAGACTCTGGCCCCCAATGGGAGAAAGCAACCTTGCACTACCATGCGGACAATGCATCGGATGCAGAGCAGCCAGGGCAACAGCCTGGGCGAACCGATGCGGACACGAGGCGAGCCAATGGAACGACAACACGTTCCTGACGCTCACCTACGACGACGACAACATACCGGCCGAGGGCCACCTCGAGCCGACAGCGCTACAGAGATTCATAAAGCGACTGAGAAAAGCACAACCGCAGCGCATCAGATACTTCGCCTGCGGAGAGTACGGAGAAAAGACAAACCGACCACACTACCACGCGCTCCTGTTCAACTGCACGTTCACAGATCGCGAGCAGGTCGGAAAAGAGCTATACAGCAGCGAGACACTCCGTAGGCTATGGCCATACGGAGACAACCGCTTCGGAGAAGCGACACCAGCCGCTGCTAACTACATAGCCCAATACAACCTAAAAAAGCAGGGAGCAGGAGACTACGACGCCGACGGAGTCTGGCGCCCAAAACCGTTCCTTCGAATGAGCCTCAAACCAGCCATCGGAACACGCTGGCTCGAGCAATACAAAAGAGACCTCACCCATGGCTACCTAGTAGCCGACGGAAAGCAGACAGCAATACCAAGAACGTACAAAGAGAAGCTCAAAAAACTCGACCCAGAACTGGCAGAAGAAATAGAGTACAGAACGTACAGACACAGAATAGAAAACCCAACAAACAAAAATCAGAAAGAAAGACTAGAAGCAGCAGAGATAATACATAAGAGACAAAAAGAAATAACAGAAAAGAGAAAGATATAACTGGACAAACAGAAGGAGAGAATATATAATGAAAAGAACACCAAACAAAAAGGAGAAAGAAGATGAGAACAACAAACCTGTATCAAATGTACGACACAACAGCAGGAGCAGTAGCAGGGCCAATATTGGCAGAGAAAAAGCCGGGACCGGCAATCAGAATGTTCCACGGAGTACTGGCACAGAAAGACACGCTACCGGGACAGTATCCGGAGCAATTCCACTTGCTACAAGTGGGAACACAGGACGAGGAATCAGCGACAATAACGACGACAACCCCGGAAGTAATAGCAACCGGGAGCGCGTGGAAAGAGAGCCAGCAAAAGACAGAGGTAGTCAAATGAAGAAAACGGAACTCTCGATGATGGCAAACGAC